ATCCGGGCTATCAATCCGGCGGCGGATCCTGCGATGTGCAGGCGTTAAAGCTGGAATACGGCTCCATTTGTACGTTGCAGAATGATTTTCCCGCCGACTACGCCACAGAGCAGGCGCGGTGTCAAAGGTATATCTACTCGGTTCCGCTCCACGTAGGCATTTTCCCGGAACACCTTCGGTCTACCGGATTAACGGCAGATGAAATATACTTCTTGATGCCTACCCCGGTTTCTATGCGGGCCAACCCGTCTATTGAATCTTCGGACGAATTCGGCGTGGTGCCCGTGACAAGTCCGGGCTTTGGAAGCATTATATCCGGCTTTACATATGGCTGTCGCAGGCTTATTAACGGCATAGAGATTACGGCCTCCAAAACAGGTCACGGATTGACGGATGCCTGTTTGTACATGACAAGGGCGGTATTTACCGCAGAACTATAAGGAGGATCGCGCATGGCAAGCGTATACACTTCCCTCAAGCAGGGGGCAAGGGGGGATTCCGTGAAGGAGCTGCAGAAGCTCCTTAACCAGAGCGGGTACTCCTTGGCAGAAGACGGCATTTATGGCACACAGACCGCCGCCGCCGTCAACGACTACAAGACGAAAAACAACATGGCTGCGGACGGCGTGGCGGACGAGGCCACCTGGACGAAGCTGACGGGCGGCACACAGCAGGCAACCGTTCCGGAAGCGGCAACCGCTGGCATCGCCGGGGTATCCGACAACACCACGCAAAAGCTGACCGGGTACGAAGCGGGGTATCGGCCCTCGAATGCCGTTGCGCAGGCGCAAAGCTATCTATCCCAGCTGCAAAACAACGCGCCCGCACCGTATCAGAGTTCCTTTGACCAGCAGATACAGGACATCTACGGCAAGATTATGGGGCGGGACGACTTTACCTATAATCTCAACGCCGATATGCTTTATAACCAGTATAAGGATCAGTACACCAACCTCGGTCAGATGGCGATGATGGACACGCAAGGACAGGCGGCGGGGCTGACGGGCGGTTATGGATCGTCGTACGCGCAGGGAGCCGGGCAACAGGCGTACGGGCAATACATGCAACAGCTGAATAACGTGGTGCCCGACTTGTACAACGCCGCGTACAGCCGTTATCAAGCCGAAGGGGATCAACTGTACAACCAGTACGCCCTTGCCGCTCAGCAGCAGGAAAACGAATACGGGCAGTATCAGGACAACCTAAACCGATACTATCAGGATGTCGGCATGGCGCAGGATCAGTATAACCAGGAACGGGAGCTGGACTACGGGCAGTACGCCGACCAGCTTTCCTACTGGAACACCAAGGCCCAGCAAGAGAATCAGGACTATTACAACCAAATGAGCCTGCAAGAGTCTCCGTCTGGCGGCGGTGGCGGCGGAGGATCAAGCGGCGGCTCTGGCGGGAAACCGCCTACAGACGATATGCGCACCAGTGCCCTTGACAAGTACAACAAGGGCGGTATAGAGGCCATTGCGGCGGATATGGACTATTGGCAGATGTTGGGCTATGATGTGGATTGGCTCCTGCAATACCTGCTTCAATACGGCAAAAACTCCGCACCTTACACAAGCCCGGCAACGCAAAACTATTCCGTGCCCAACGTGAACCCCAGGCGCGGCACAGTCACGACTTATACGACAAATCAATAGGGAGGCTCCTCATGGGACTTTGGGACGCTCAGAAGAAGAAACTCGGGCTGGATCGGAGAGACAATTCTTCCACTCCCACCACATGGAACGAAGCAAGGGCTACCCTGCCGAACCGGGTAGACAACCCCGTGCAAAACACATGGGACAGCCTGGGCTTGGGGCGTACTCTGGAACGCCTTCCGACGGCGCAGGACGAAATTGTCCGGTGGCAGAGCCGCGACCTGAACGCCCGCGACGCGGCACGATTGAACATTGCCAAGCAGGAACAACAGAGCGGCATCGATCTTGTCCAGGACTTCATGGAGAAGTACGGCAAAGACTTTGCCCCCGGCTATTCGCAGCAGGTGGGGCAGTACACGCAGGCGTATGAGGATAACCTTGCGGAGATTAACCGGATTGCTCAACAGACTTCCGCGCCCCGCCCGGTTCACGGAGGCGGCGGCGGGTCCTTTGCTGTTGCGCAAACACATACAAGTGCTTCTGGAAATGAATATGGCGGCATGGGCGGATCGTTTGGCGATTATAAAACCGAGGATGATTTCGATGCTGCCATTGCCGGGAGAAAGCAAAGGGCCGATGAGCTGAAATCCGCCGGAAGAATATCTCTTGGCGGCGGACGCGGCGGCTACTGGAACTATAAAGAGATCGAACAATTAGAGTCTGAAATATCTCAACTGGAAAGCGAGAAGTGGTTTTCCACACGCGCCAAGGTTTACGATGCGCTTTCTTCTGACCCTGATTACGGAACCATTCAACCGGATATCGATTCCAATGACGTGTCGTATATGTACATAAACGATACGCAGAATCTTGGTGACCAGCGCGCAATCGTTCTGCGGGAAGATAAGAGCGCCCTTGAATTTGCGCAACTGGACTTTATGCGGAAAGACGAAAAAAACAAATATAACCTGCTATACCAGAAGCAGGGGGTAGATGCTGCAAACGAGTATTTGCAGTATTTGTCCTATGACTTAAGCGAACGCATGGCGTCCAAAGTAACCGAGTCGTGGGAGAAAACGGCACGCGAAAGCCCGTTTTTATCTTCGGCTGCTTCTGTTGCCGGAACGCTTGCTGGCGGGATTGGAACGCTTGACATTGCTTTTCAGAACGCGGCAAACTTGGTCACGGGAAGCGACGCGCCCATCAATTACAATACGCAGTATCAAAACCCTTCCAATATGGCTACTACGGTACTTGAGACGATTGGAAGCGACTTGAACGAGCAGTACGGAACTATCAATGACAACGTACCCATTATCGGCGGCAAAGGTGTTGGTGACTTATATCAACTTGGGATGAGCATTGTAGACAGCTTGGTCATTCGCGCTGCCGCCCCGTTCATTGGTTCCGGCGGTGTACTTTTGCTGGGTGGCGCTGCCGCCACGCAAGGCATTCAGGATGCCAAAAAGCGCGGTGCAACAGACGGGCAAGCCCTTGTCTCAGGCCTACTAAATGGCGCGGCGGAAGCAATCTTCGAAAGATACTCGCTTGAAAAATTGATTGAACTCGGCCCTGCTACTACGTTTTTAACTTTCCTAAAAAACATATTCGCGCAAGGAGTTTTTGAAGGAAGTGAAGAACTTGCCACGGGTGCAGCTAACTTCCTTTCTGATTTGCTTCTCATGGGCGACAAGTCCAAACTTCTTGCCTCTATCGAACAGTACAAAGCTGCCGGAGCGGACGAGCGCGAGGCCACGCTGAACGCATGGCGCGATGTGGGATCGGAACTGATCCTTGACTTCCTGGGCGGCTTTGCCATGGGCGGCTTGGTCGGCGGCGGGGAAACCATTTTCCAGTCCATTGCCGGAAAACTGGATACGGCGGTGCAGAACGCGTCACAAGCACAGCAGGCCCCTCAGATTCCCGCAGGACAGCCGCAAGTACCACAGATGGGACAAGTACCCACGCAAACAAGCCCTGCGCTTACAAGCCAATCTGATGCGTTACAAGAGAATGCTGCCTTTACGGAAGCGGAACGGCAAACGCTTGCTGACTATTCGGAAATGTTCGGTGCGGCAGGGCAGACGATGCGGGACGGCATCGATCCGGGGCAAGATGTGGACAGCTACGGCGAGGCCTGGACGGTTGCCTATACCTACGGCGAGAATGGGCTGCCCATCGAACGCGCCCGCGCCAACGACGCAGTTTCTTACCTGACGCAGGATCAATTTGACGCGGCGTATCGGGCGGGTGCTGCCATGCGGACAATTCAGACGGAACGGCGGCAGGTGGAGGCGCAGACCCGGACGGCACGGGACACGGCGGGCGGCATAAGCATGGACGGCGGAACCCTGGGCGGCGTGACGCTTCCGGCAGTATCTCAGGCCACACGTTCCCGGATGAACCCCGTGCAGCGGGAAGGCGTGAAGTTTGTCAATCAATTAGCGTCCTCTTCCAGAATCGATGTGGTTTTATTTGAATCCCCCGCCGACGATTCCGGCAAATACAAGGGTATGAACGGGGCGTATGACCCGGTTACGAACAAAATATACATCGACATCAACGCAAAGGCAATGAGCGTCGATGATAAAAAGGGCTTATTCCTGCTTACCCTTTCCCATGAAATGACGCACTTTGTGCAGCAATGGAACCCCAAAAAGTACGAAGCATTGAAGGATTTCGTGCTTAATGCAAAGGGCGAGGCTCTGGAAGCCCTGATCGAGGAGAAGCAGCGCAATTACTTTGAGGCGCAGATCGGTCGGCTGATGCAGACGGATTCCGAACTGACCCGCGAAGAAGCCGCTAAATCGGTGAAACAGCTTTCCTACGACAAGGCCCTGGATGAAGTGATTGCCAATGCCTGCGAGGAAGTCCTTCCCAACAGCCGCCTTGCGGAACAGCTGGCCCGGACGGATAAGACATTGTTCGAACAGATTCGCTCTTGGTTAGGCCGCATGGTTGCAAAAATAAAAGCCATGTACCGCAATCTGGACGGGAAGTATGTGACCGAAGAAGCGCGGCAGATGCGGGACTATCTTGACGGTCTTGTGAAGGTCTGGGACGATGCCGCCAAAGGCGCGGTGGAGAATTACCAGGCGGCGCAGGATCGGACGGCAGAGGGCGAACAGGCGGGGCAGGAAGCGCGGTATCAGGAGCGGGACGCCGAATACATGGCGGCGGTGGAAACCGGCGACATGGAAAAGGCCCAGAAGATGGTAGACGAGGCGGCGAAGAGGGCTGGGTATACCATCAAGGCGTATCACGGGACGGATGCATATGATCCGATTCGTGTCTTTAAGCGCGGGAAAACCGGGTATCTTGGTCCGGGTATCTATCTTACGGATAGCGAAAAATATGCACAAGGATATGCGGACAAGAGCGGATACGGTGGTAAAGTGTATTCCGTGTTTGCTAAGTCTTTGAATCCCCTTCGCGTTTCCGATCTTGCCGACCCCGGAAGAGAGATACTCGAAGCATCGTCTGGCAGGAAAGGAACGTATGACAACAGGCTGAAAAACCAGTCCAATGCAACTTTCATTATCAAGCCTTCTGATATTAAGAATCTGGAATCAAAGGGTTATGATAGCATCATATGGAAGGGAAAACGAAGCACAGACGCTGAATATATGATGTTCTCTCCCGACCAAATCAAATCCGCCGACCCCGTCACCTACGACGATTCCGGCAACGTGATACCGCTGTCAAAACGGTTTAACGAGGCAAACCCTGACATCCGCTTCCAAGACCGCGACACCCGCGCTTTGCTGCGGGAAAACCGGAAATACAAGGAAACCATTGCCGCGCTACGGCAGCAGTTCAAGACCACGAAGGGCCACCAGGTCAAGCGCGAGGATGTTGCCAAGATTGCGCGGCAGGTGCTAAAGGAATATGACAGCACGTACCCCGTGGATCAGCTGACGGACGGGCTGATGGGCGTATTTGAGTACCTGGGCACTACCGAGGACATGGATTGGACTGCGGACGAAGCCGCGTGGAACGCTTACGCGGATCGAATGGAGCGGGTTCTCGCTCCCGTGATTGAAAGCGTACAGCAGAATGTCCCCCTTACGCAGGAGGCACGAGAAGTATTGGCGGAATTAAAGGGTGCGCGAATCAAGCTCAGCGACACGCAACGCGCCGAAGTTAAGTACGCATTCGGCGATGTTCGCACTATGACGCGCCGATACTTTGGTCGGCTTACGTTTGCCAACAACGGAATTGCTCTTGATGTTTTGTGGAAGGAATGGTCGGCGCGGTTTCCGGGCATATTCGACGCTTCGCTTTCGGACGCGGATATGCCGAATAGACTTATTGCAATAGTAGACCGGATGCGCAACAGTTATGAATATCGAGCGGATTATGATCCGCAAGACGCGATTGATTATCTTGTGGCTGATCTATTCGACCAGTACATGACTTTGCCCGTGTTAAAAACATACGCGGACAGGGTGGAAGAAAAGATCGAACGCGCTACCGTTGCCGGAGAGATGGCGCAGGGCGCACGCATGGCCCGCGAACAGCGAACGCAAGAGGAAGAGATGCGCGGGCGAATTACCAGAAGGGACAGTCTTATTGCAAACCTGCGCGCCGCCCGCGATGAAGCAAGGCAAACGGGGCGTGAACGCCTCCGCGAGTTCAGAGCCAGCTCTAAGGAAGCTGCTGCCGCTACCGTAAAGAAAAGGGTGGTGGAACGCAAGGTGCAGTCGCTGTTGAAGCTCTTGAACACAAACACGGGAAAAGCACGTGTGCCTGATTACTTGAAGCCTGAACTCATTAAGTTTCTCGATATGGTTAGCTTTGGGGAAAAGTCCGGCAAAGCTCAGGCATACGAAGCCGCCCTTGACGATCTGCGCCAGAGGTTCATGAAAGTGGGACTGCAAAGCGAAGATTTTGCAAGCGAAACGAGCGGCGTTCAATATCGTTTGGATGTGGACGATGTTCTGGATTCCATGATTCAAGAGCATTTGCGCACGATGAGACGGGCGTACATCTTCCGCGTGCTTGGCGGAGATGCATCCGTTGCCGACATGGACTTGAACCAGCTTTCACAACTGGAAGACCTGCTCAACGTGATTCGTAAAACTATCGACACCGCGAACGAGATGATTGATAACCGCTTCATCCGTGACGCGCAGGAGGCCTCCGCGACTTCCCGCGATTTTATGGATCGGCTTGGCGAACGGGGCAGGTTGAACATCAAGCTCTTAGAATGGGACATCGCTTTGCCTGTCTTTGCATTCAAGCGGTTTGGCAAAGGCGGCATGGCGATACTGCGCGGCATTGCGGACGGCAATGCAAAACTTGCGTTCGTTGCGGACGAGATCAAGACTTTCCGTGAAAAAACCTTCACGACAAAAGAGGCTACCGACTGGAGCCGCACGATATTGGACTATGACTTAGGCGCAGATACAGAGGGAAACGAACGCAAGTTTAAGCTGTCTGCGGCGCAGGTCATGGATATTTACCTTTCTGCCAAGCGTCAGCAATCGCTCGGGCACTTGGTAAAAGGTGGCATCAAGATCGACGACATCCAGACCAAAGCCGGGAAGATTACGCAGGGCCGCGTGATCCTCTTGAACGAAGCGGATATTCAGGTCATCACTGCCAAGCTGTCCGCCCGTCAGGTTGAGGTTGCCAACAAAATACAGGCGTTCATGCAGAATTACGGCGGGGAACTGATTAACGAGGTCAGCCAAAAGCGGTGGGGAATTGACATTGCCACGGAAGAAAACTACTATCCGGCGACGGTGCAGGATACCACGACAGGCAAAACGGACACGCAGAACAATGCACGGAACCTTTTCGGCATTGCCAACTGGGGCGCGACAAAAGCTGTTGTTCCGAAAGCACAGAATCCGCTTGTGGTTCGGTCTGTCTTTGAGGTTTTCGGCGAACACATGAGCCGAGCGGCGCAGTATAACTCCCTGGTGATCCCGCTTCTGAACGCCATGAAGTGGTACAACTTGCGGGAAATCACGTACACCAAGGACAACAAGCCTATTTATCACTCCGTGAAAATGAGCATGGAGGCGGCCTATGGGAAGAATGCCAACGGATACTTCGAAGACTTGATCGAAGACATGAACGGGAAGTATGTGTCTTCGGTGGGAGAAGGACTTGCGCGGCTTCTTCTGCGCAACGTAAAAATATCCCTGGTTGCAGCTAACTTGCGCGTTGCTGCCTTGCAGGGCATTTCATACTTCAGGGCTAAAAACATGCTTCCCGCCAAGTATATTGCCAAAGCCCTTTTCACTCGCGGGCTGGTTGCGGCAAAGGAGGCAGAAAAGTATAGCGGCCTCGCCAAGTGGAAGGCCATGGGGTATTACAGCACCGACATATCCAAAGACATCACATCGGAGATTACGGGCGGTGATTCTAAATTAGATCAGCTTCGGGAAAAGGCCATGTTCCTGAACCAGCAAGCAGACCGTGGTACTTTCGGAAGGTTGTGGAATGCCTGCAAGATGGAAATCAAAGACAAGCATCCAAGCCTTGCGGAGGATAAATACTTTGAAGAAGTCACAAAGCGGTTTGACGAGGTTATCCTTTCGACACAGGTAATTGACTTGCTGGTGGCAAAAACTCCACTTACTCGAAGCAAGAATATGTTTGCCGCTTCTACCGGGTCGTTCATGACGGAGCCTCTGGTTGATATTAACTGGCTGATGAATACCGCGTACGACATTGAACTTGAAAAGCGCCGCACAGGCTCCATGCAAAAGGCTATGGCAAAGTACGGCAAGAAGCTTGCATCCACTGCCGCGCTCTATGTGTTCTCTTCGTTTATGCAAGCTGCGGTTGGAAGCATTTCCGACGCCTTCCGCGACGATGACGACGAGCAGACATATTTGGAAAAATACTTGGAGGCGTTTGGGCCGAACTTTCTGCAAGATTTGAACCCTTTGAACAAGATCCCGTACTTCAAGGACTTGGTCAATGTCTTTATCGGCAAAAAAACGGACAGGTTAGATTTGCAGCCAATCATCAATCTGGCGGATTCGTATAACGCTATTGTCGAGCTTATAAAAGTGGAGCTTGGAAAACAGGACGCGTACACGGAAGCCACCTATTACGGCAATGTTAAGTGGTACGGTGCGATTTATAAACTGGCGCAGGGTATTAGCGGCGCGATCGGCGTTCCGGCAGCTTCTGCTTGGCGCGAATTTGAAACGATCTGGAACAACACAGTGGGCGCCATCAACCCTGCCTTGAAACTCAAACGCTACGACGAACCCACGTATCCCGGCATGTTCGTTGCCCTTGCGGAAGGTAACACCACGCGGTACAACCAGCTGCGGGGCAAGCAGTACGACAAGGAGCTGGAGAAAGCCACTCTGAGCGGTTTGGAAGGCGAAGAAGCCGCCACTCAAGCGGAGAAGGCCGTCAACAGCGGCATGCGCTCGGAACTTAAAACACGTTACCTTGCCGGATCACTCACGCCCGAAGACGCGCAGGAAGCCCTCGTCAAGTACGCAGGAATGACACAGGACGATGCCTATTTGCTAATCAAGGAATGGGACTACGCAGCGGAGAACGCGGACGACAAGGACGCTGTGCGCCGCTACAGCGATTATACCGCCATCTATGAGGCCATGTGGGCAGGCTCGTCCATCGAGGCGGCGGCAAAGGACATGACCGCTCATGGATATGACGAAAGCGACGTGACCACGCAGATTCAGAGTAAGATCGGCGAGTGGTTCAAGGGAAAATCCTCCGACAAGCGCACCATAGATAAGAAGCAGGCTCTTGCTTGGCTGGAGAAGTACACGGGCATGAGCGAGAAGGCGGCTTCCGCGCTGGTGCAAAAGTGGTCTTGCTTCACGGATACCGGGATCGAGTACAACGACATAGGGGCGCAGTACGTCGGCAAGAAGATGGAATATGCCAAGGCCCTTTCTCTTCTGGTGAAGTACGGGGGGTATACGCAGGCCGAAGCGAAGAAGCGCGTCATGGAATGGAAGTGCGAACGGGACACGGGGATTGTGTACTCCGAGATACAGCTTGAATACATGGACGGCAGGATCAGCGCGGCGCGTGTTTCGCAGCTCTTGACCGCATACGGTGGTCTGGACAAGGAACAGGCGCAGGCGCGGGTGGATCGGTACACGTTCATCAAGTCGTACCCGGATTATGAGGATATAACCGAAAGCGCGGTGCAGGCATTCAACGCCTACGCCAAGCCTGCCGGGATCAATGCCCGGAGCTATTACGACTTTTGGAAGAAAACCAAGGGGCTGACCGACATCAAGGATGCGGACGGCAAAGTGATTACCAGAACCTGGGATCAGGTTGTGGAGATCATCGACGGCATGCCCCTGACGGCAGAGCAGAAAGACGCGCTGTATTTGACAAGGTACAGCAAGAACACACTGAAAGATACACCCTGGCGTTAAGCCCGAACGATTGCGGCGTGGTCTTACAAAAGGCCGCGCCTTTTGTTATTCTGTGGACGGGATATTACCCGGTGGAGGGTTGCATGTATCATATTTTCTACGTGGAGCGGGATCACATTCGGTTCATGACCAAGGTCAACGCGGTGGCTGATTCCGTAAACCATCTCATGGCAAAGTTCACCTTTGACACGGATGTATCCGCTTACTCCTGCGAAGGCGTTTTCACTTGCGAAGAAGGGGAGAATGCCGGAACCTACAACGCGGCCCTGACGGACGGCGTATGCGCGGTTCCTTGGCAGGTTCTTTCTGGCACCACCTATTATAAGGCGGGCGTTTACTTCTACAATTCCGAATCCGGCGTTACTTTCTATACAAACAAGTGTACCGTGGATGTGGACGAAAGCTGTAAGCCTTCGGACGGTACACCTCCCGGAGATCCACCCGTCAATATGTATGAGGACATCAAAGCCGCTTCCGGCATTCTGAAAGGCGACGGAGCGGGCGGCGTGGAAGTTGCCGTGCCCGGCACCGACTATTCCGCGCCGGATCATAATCATGATGCGGCTTACGTTGCCAAAGAAACGGGCAAGGGCCTTTCTGCCGAGGATTACACGACCACGGAAAAAACCAAACTGTTTGGCATCGAGCCCGGGGCGCAAGTCAACCCGACTGCGCTTAAAAACCCTTATTCTCTGACGGCTGGCGAAAAAACCTACGACGGAAGCGTTGCCGTTTCCCTTACCGCCGCAGACATCCCCACGGCGGAAACTGGCGTATCTGTGCAGCAAAAGCTGGACAGCGTTACTTCGCAATTGGCAGATGTTGTGCAGGATGTTACGATAGCGCGGGCTGACCTTAACCGGATAACCGGGTGCAAAGTTATTGCGCTTTCAGCAGGTGTATATTATGTCACAAGTGGCGCGACTGTTAATATCAACGACCCGAAATTAGACGCTACATGGGACAGCGCAGTTGTCTCTTGCGATGAAGGTGATGAATTTTACATCATTGGACAAGGAGGTTCTTCTCCTCGCCTTTGGTGTTTTATTAAAGCAGATGGAACTGTAGTCAGCGTATCTGTTGCTTCTACCACGGGGGCAATCCTGACCGCTCCAGCGGATTCTGCGTATCTTGTATGTAATTTTTTATCCTCAGCAGATAAGTTGCTAATCGCGGGTGTCCCGCCATTTGATGAGATAAATTCTTTGTTTGAGTCTGATGACGGGGTTTTTATAGCAAGGGAAACGCAAGTCCCCGGAATATTGGACGCAAGGTTTTACTCGACTAAGTATAAAAAATACGGGCTCGGCATTTTATATTACAATTATGGCGGAAAGTATTTGTTTATACGGGTGTTTGCGTCAAATGACGGGATTACCTGGCCTGCATATGCAGATATAGAGGTCAGCAGGAAAAAACATGAGCCGGTAGAGTTGCTATCAAGTAAGGGCGGCGCTTTTGAGTATGATATTACAATTAACTGGGATGATTTTGGGTTAAGTTATCATTTTTCTAATGTTGTGAACCCACCTCAGTTTAAAAAATCATGCACGGAAGTCATAAACCACAAGGATGAACTGCTTGATATAACCGGATGTGAAATTATACCTCTAAGAGAAAATGCATACTACGCTATAAACGGCGCCACCGTAGACATAAACGCGCCCATCAACGAACCGACATGGGCAAGCGCGGTAGTCGAGTGTGTAGAGGGAGACCGCTTTACTATTACAGGCCAAGGCGGTTCAATACCGAAACTTTGGTGTTTTGCAGACAGTCTTGGGAATATTCTCGACGTAGCGCCTATTGGAACCGTAGAGTCGCTTGAACTGTCGGCACCGGCTGACTCTGCGTATCTTGTTGTCAACTTCTTGCAAGCCCAACCCCACCTCCTGGTTAAAGGATATATTACTAACAATCAATTAAAAATTGAGAGTTATTCATGTAAAGACCACATCAAGCAATCACTAATTGTAGATGTAAATGGTCACGGTGATTATACAACAATCCACGAAGCGTACGCGGCCATCACCGACAGTTCATTCGAGAATCAGTACGAAGTTATTGTGTTTCCGGGAACATACAATGAAAATAACCTGATTCCTCCGGCGTATACGCACACGCACGGATTGCATCCGAATAGTGTAATCATCACCAGCGAAGGTCTTGATACGACTTATTCGGTAATTGACCAACGCAGGTGGAGTTCAAAATTGTCCAACTTAACCGTAATCAGTTACACCAAATACTGCGTCCACTACGATCAAATCCTTGACGGTCAGACCCTTGTAAATGAAAACTTGCACCTAATCCAAACTAGAGCAGCAAGCGACACCGTCATAGGCGGTGGAACTTTTAACAATGGCACAAAGTACGTTTGGATTAACTGTATTTTTGAGGGCGGCGACGTGCATTGCCACACGTCAGGTTCGCAGGCTAACTATAATAATACTCACAACTTGTTCAAAAATTGCAAATTGGTCAATGCCCGTTATTACGCGCAGAGTTCAGGATCGTTTGGGCATTGCGTGTATGAAATTGACGGAACAAACACCAAGGCAGGAGAAATTACGGTCAAAGCCAACCTCGTGCAAGCGCTTAGAACCGTCGATGAGCCGTGGTCTTATTTTGCGAATGGCTGTGAATGGCAGATAATCGGCGCGAACAATAAGAATGTACTCGTGGATTTCGTGCTTAATGACGGCGAGAGTTTGCAGTTTGAAACGGCCAATGTCAATGAAAGCCTGACTGTCAGCGGGACTGCCGTTGGTGACCTATTCGGACATATTCGCTACAAGAGCGGCAACAGCAGGTTCAAGGGAACCGCGACGGGAATTTGCCTTGTAAAAGACGAAAAGGCTGCCGGGACCACAGATGTATACCAAATGTGGAAACGCCTTGGGGATTGCTCGTCGTCTAACAAAACACTCAGTGTCACGGTTGGGGGCACGACTCAGACCTACACGTTTGACCAAAACTATCTCACGGACAAGACCGCCGAAACCGCATTGTTGTCTGCGATCAACGCAGTTATCACGGTTGCGGTATTGAAGAAGCACGTTGCGACAACCGCATGGGAAAACATTAATCTTGAAGAAAAGCAATATGTCAAGGTTGCGGGAGCAAGCGGCGTAGCGGCCGGCGAATGGCTCACAACTGGTGGGACGATCTGTGCCGACAATGAGAAGAAAGAGGATGTGTATGGTATCGCATTGGAAAACGGTGTACTGAACGAGGTTATCCCGGTCTGGACTGGCAATGTCTACTCATACACGGCAGCCAATGGAGAGTACGGCATTGTCAGCGGTGTGCTTGACTCAACGGCGACCGAAAAAATCGGGAAGATCGTATCCAATGTTTTTATCAGATATTGATAACGATAGCCGCCCAAGCAGCCGAGGCCGCCGCCGGACACCCCGTCACCGTCGAATACGAGTTGGCAACCCCCGCCACCGAAACCGTTCCCGCCGTCCCGGACATACCGACAACCTACAAAACCACACAGATCACCGTGACCGGGTGCGACGTGAACGTCCTGCCGACGATCGAGGCGACGTTGAAGGTTACGGACGAATAGGAGGATTCATGTTTACACCCTCACAGCTTATAGAACAGGCCCAATCCTATATAGGCTATCTGGAGAAGGCTTCTAATAGCAACCTGGACAGCTTCGCGGACAACGCCGGGAGAAGCAACTATACCCGCTTTGCCCGAGACGTAGACGCGGCAAAACTCTTGAATGGCCCGAAGCAAGGGTATGAATGGTGCGCCGTTGCCGTGATCGCCTGGGGCATCTATGCCTGGGGTGCAGAGGAAGCGAAGCGTCGGCTCTGTGTTGGCCCGTACAGCGCGGGGTGCGGCTGGGTGGTTAAATACTACAAGTCCGCTGGTCGGTGGTTCTCTACGCCCAAACCGGGGGATCAGGTGGTGTTCCAGGTCTGGAACAAGGTGAAGCAGACCTGGGAAGCCTGTCACACCGGGCTTGTCTACGATGTGACCGATAGCCGCATTTACACCATTGAAGGTAATACTTCTGCTGGTTCAGATGTGGTGATCCCCAACGGCGGCGCGGTTGCGAAGAAGTCCTACGCCCGGAACAGCACGTACATCATGGGGTACGGCAGACCGCTCTATGACGAAGTTGACGAAGGCCCCGTAAGTTCCGGTTCCGGTTGCCCGTACGCGGAACCGGAAGCAAAAACGGTCGTACGCCTTGGCACCCGTGGAAACGACGCGGGCTGGGTGCAATGGCACCTGAACCGGGCGGGATACGATCTTGGCGTATACGGCATCGACGAGGACATAGGCCCCATCACGGAGGCGGCAATCAAAGCCTTCCAAGCTGCGAATGGGTTAGAGGCAGACGGTGAAGCAGGCCCGATCACCCGTCCTGTTCTGGCTGCGGCGCAGGAACCGGGCACATTCTACACGGTGGTACGTGGCGATACGCTTTCCGCAATCGCCAAGAAATACAATACCACGACCAAAGCCCTTGCGAATCTGAACGGACTGGACAATCCTTCCCTCATTTTCCCTGGGCAAAAACTCAGGATAGGGGGATAGGCACATGATCGAGACAAGCGACTTGGAACGCCTAAAGGAAATCTTCGTGCTTCGCAGGGAATGCGATGATGCCCAGGACAGAACGCGCCGCGAAATCTCCGCTATTGAAATCACGATGGCGGAAATTAAGGTGCAGTTGAACCTCGTTATGGGCATTCTCGGGGCGGTAGGGGTCGCTGTCTTGTCCCTTGTCGTCAAACAATTTTGGGGCTGAAAGGAGCTACCGCATGAAAACACAGAACCGCTTCACTTCTCCCGTGGTATGGGCTGCCGTTCTCGGGCAGGTCTTACTCGTCCTTGGCCTATTCGCTCCTGACATTACCGACACCGTGAAGGTGGTCGGGTTTGCCGTGATTGAGGTTCTTACCTTATTCGGCGTGTTCAATGATCCCACGAACAAGACGGGTTTCTGACATGGTTTGACAACGCTGCGAAGGTGTGGTATTGTGCAAACATAACGCAAAGCCATTGCGCGCTTAGCTTTATAGAGGCGGGATGCCCAATCCTACTTCAATTTCGTGGCGCGTCTGCAACGTGAGCTTGGAAGGAACGGGACAGCCTTCCAATATGAAACCGTGTAGAGGTCGGAACAGGCAGCCGACACGCCCGTTGAAATCGAACCGTTAGCTGCGGATTGGGAGACGGGCCGAGAAAACAGCTTAACCGCTAAGAGATGCAGGAGTGCCACCCTGCCTACACGAGAAGCCCCCTCGTTTGAGGGGGCTTTGCTTATGCGGTTATTCAGTTTTCTCCACGGCCTCGCTCGGACCGCGCCATTTAAAGCGACACTCTCCCTCACACTCTTTGGTACAAACATCACACCTTCCGAGGCCAAAGTCCCTTACCTCGTCGTCTCCGTCGACTTTCTTGTGACAGTTGTTGATTGCGTTGGCAATGTGTTCCATATCTGCCACCGCCGCCCGCTCCCTGCGCCGCGATTGCTCCAGGGCGGCTTCCAACTCCGCGATCCGCGCGGCTTGTTTTGATATTGTTTCTTCGCAGGTTCGGCAACGACTTTCCCAGTACGTTAAGTAACGCGTGGTACGTTCTATTCTGGTTGCAGCCCTGTTAAGTAGCTCTTTGAACACTTTCGCATCTGGATATGTGTCTGGAAACGTTTTCGCAAATGTACGATATATGGCAGTTGCTTTTTCGTTATCCCACGGCATTCCAGAACCGCAGATAGGGCAAGGGCCACAATCCCCCTCTGTTCTCGTTTTTGTCTCACACCAATGGCACTTTTTCAAATCAGCGTCCATCATCGGCCTCCTTGCCTGGTGCGGCGATCCGCTCAAACTCGATCACCCATACCCACGGATTCGCGTCCCATCCGTAGCCGCGCTTGGCGTTGAGGCTGTCCCACAGCGACTTAAATGCAACGTCGCGGCAAGCCTGCTGTAATTCAGGGATATGTTCATCCCACGAAAACGAGTTTCCAATCCTGCATCCCTCGCACCATGCGTCATGCGGTGTTATGTCTTGCACCCGCTCCACCCTTACGCTTGTTACGCGCAGGAAGATTCTGGCGGCTCGGCGTGGCATGTGTATCGACGGAAACCAACGCGCTTTTTTCGCATCTTCGCAACACGGGTCGTCTGCCTTGTACATAAAATGCTCTCCGGTAGAAGGCCACGGAGGATACAGTCCGCACTCATCTGTCGTACTCCACGTTTCCCGCACCCACAGAATGTCCCCCGCCTTGAATCGAGGCAACTTCACATCATACGGAGCAGTTTGCACAATCGATGTTCCAGATATGGATTTCTTCCAGTTCTCCGGATTATCAACTTTGGCAACTCGCCGCGTCATTTTCTTTTGACCCTGCAATATCGCCTCTACCATCGGCGTGCTAAATAGGATCGGTCTCATCCCTCTTCTCCCTCCCCGCGCCTGGCGGCTCTCATTGCCAGGACCTCGGCTATCCTCTCATTGGTAGGCTTAACAAAGATTTCTTCCATGTGCCAGTCTGCGTTCCACTTCTGCCATTCCTTTTCACGCTTCCAGAACGGCACCTTATAGATCATCTTTCCGACCTCCAGGCATGCCAGTGCTTCGTTCATTCCCCACATGCCATCACAAGCCCGCTGGTTACACCATGCCGAAAACTCTTTGAACGTCATTCCTCTTCTCCTTTCAACCGCTTCATCCGCTCCATCACGCACTCTTCGCACAGCACTTCGCCGTCCACGATCAGGTATTTATCCCCGGCGTACATCTCCCACCCGCAGCCGTCGCATTTGCGGATCGGCTCCTCGACCGCGCCACTCTGTTCCTCTGCCCATGCAAGGCGCGGATCGCTTGGAAGGTTGTGCATCATTTGTCAACCTTCACTTCTTCCCCCTGCCACTCTTGCAGGAAACAATCGCGGCAGTTCGCGCAGCAGTCTTTGAGGCCAATGCCGTCAAAGTAGCGACGCTTGCAATACTTCGCGCCGGAATAGTAGTGAGCCGACACTTCTTCCGGCAGAACCTCGCGCAGCTTTTCAAGGTAGGTCATGCTCTTGCACCTTCTTCCTCAGTTCTTCGTACTTCTCCCGGATGGCTTCCCGTTCGAAAAAGACTTGCCATGTTTCATCCGCGCTTTTCTTGGCGAGTGCGCGAACTTCTGCGATCTTTGCCTCGTACTTCTTGTCCTCTTGTTTTAACCGCTCTTCCGCATCTTTAAGTTCCGCCTTCATCCAAGCGCCCCATATCTTCGCGCTTTCGTGGGCGGCCTTCTCCGCCTCGTACAGTTTCGCGTACTTTTTCTTGTCCTGCTTCTCGCGCATTATGAAGCTGAAAGGCTCAAACGCTGCTCCAAATACAAAGGCCACGAAAATTAACGCAATAACAACGGCAACCTTTGCCTCCTCGCTCATGCCTTCCCTCCTACAAACCCGATGGCGATACACGCGGGCACGGCGCATAACATGAACCAGCCGCCAACGCCGCTATGGTGCAGAACGCTCCAGTTTGCCACCAGACCAACGGCAACCCCGCAGGCTACTCCTAACACCAGTACATATATAATTTGCGCCCTATAGGCCTTTTGAGTTGATTTGCGCATATGTCTGCTTTCCTTTCTTCCCGTTCATGATCTTGTCCGCGTCGGACGCTGTCATGATCTGTTCAAGCCGCTCTCGGTTGATGGGGCGGGCGCCCGTGATCCAGTTGCTGACGCTGGTCTGGCTCACGCCTACCGTGGAAGCCAAGTCTTTCTGACAAACTCCGTGCTTTTGCATCCAGTTCTGGAGCCGCTTGCCTTGCTCGATCAGCTCCGGCCTTGGCAATCGGAGGTCGACGGGCGAATGCTTCTTTGCTGCTGGCTTGTGTTCCACTGGCGGTGGCGGCGGGATAAGCTCCTTCTGCTTGTGCGCCAGTTCCTCCATCTGATCGTAGTGGCAATCATCGGGGAACGGGCAGTTAAAGCAATCCTCGCCGCATGGCAGCTTGTACTCCCTACGACGCGGCATGGTTTGCGTCCTCCTCGTCCGTGACGGTGACTTCAATGCGTGGATGCTTCTTGTCCGTGAAAAACTCGCAGGTGAACCCCCGGACATACTTGCGAGAATCGTCTGTAATGAGTTTCTCTGCAACCATGGCGTCCTGTGTCACCTTCATGGCAAAACTCGCCACGTTGTCAATGTCGCGCCTCTCGTTGGGTTCATAGAAGCGATAGGATATGCCGACCTTCTTATGGAAGGAGATTCCCGGAACCTGCTGCCGGATGTGCCATGCTACTTGTGCCTGGGCCGTCCGCTTCATTCGGTTTCCGACCTGCGGACAGGTGCGGCATGCGGAGGTGTACTCGTTGAGGCCGGGCAGGTGCCCGTAGATGGTGAAGGTGGTGGTCATAGGTGGGCCTCCAGATTCAAGGCTCCTTGCCTGTACTCGTTCCGCTTGCGTTCTGCTTCTAACTGGTCGAATGATACCTGCGACTTCCCTGCAAACTCACGGTTGAATCCGTCCACGTATTCCTTCTTGATCTCGAAACCATACGCTTTCCTTCCGAGCTGTTCCGCTGCTACAAGCGTTATTCCGCTTCCAGCGCACGGGTCGATTACAACGTCCCCCGGGTCGGTGAATGTAGTGATTAACTTCCGCATGAGGCCGATTCCCTTCTGGGTCGGGTGAATCTTCGGCGTGATTGTGTCCCGTTCATAGTCCATGCAGTTGAAAACCATTCTCCCGTCGTTGCGGAATTTCGGTAGCTTGTCCCGGTAAAGAAGCATTGCATATTCGCAGTTTCCGACAACCTTCATGTTTGCCTTTAGGACCTGCGCGGAGTAATTCTTGCGGAAAACCAGGTTGATGTAGTGATTAAATCCGTATTCCTTCCCGATCTCAATCAACATAAACTGCTGTTCAAACTCGCAGAACACGATCATACATCCGGCGTTCCCGGCTTCCTTTGGCTCCTTTTTTAGCATCGTGCTGACAAAGTGCATGAACTCTGCAATCCGAAAATCCTTGTCAGTGTCAAAAAAGGCTTTCCCGGCGTGTTCACTCTCCCCGTTCTTGTTATCTCCGTCCTTGTACCAAGTTGGATTTGATGCGTATGCGTTTATTCCAATGTTGTACGGAATATCCGCGATAATGAGCTGCGCCTTCGGTATGTTGTACCGCTTGTAGTTCTGGAAATGGTCGTGGTAGAGTTCTATCACTTCCCGCCCTCCTGTCTCGCTCTAAACTGCTTGTCCCGGTAATACTTCGGATGCGCCCGGTGAAAGCTGTCAATCGCCGCTTCTTGCCTTCCAAGGTACGCTACCCGGCCTTCATGCTCCCTGCGGAGGGTTTCCCGCTCCTGGAGGTATTCCGGCTTCTTGCAGGTGTCCTGACAGGCGGTGTATCTCTCCCGGCAGCCAAGGCAGGGGCGTTTCTTGGTGGCGACGGGGTCTCGGCGGGCGGTCATTGGTGAGCCTCCTGTTCTGGCGTCTTGTCTTGCAGCAGTGTCAGGGCGTAATAAATTGAAGCACTCTGCTTTTCCAGAAATGCGGCCTTCCGTCTAAACTCTTCAATCTTATCAATCTTTTGCTGGCGTTCTGCTATGAGACGCAGTTTCGGGTCCTTAATCGGTGCGAAGCAGTTTTCAGCCCACGTTCCAGAGCCTCCGCCTCCGCATTTGATTGTCCCATATTCGGTGTCTACCGATAGCGTGTACGCAATAAAGTAGACCGGTTCCCCGGCGCTGTTTTCGTGAACTCCGTCAATCTTTACTAAGGTTGAAGGCACGTTCTTCTCGGGAAACATGGTGTGCAATAAATACTGACCGTCTTGATATAACGGATTCATAGTTCTTCCTCCTTCGTCCCCTTGATAAGTTCGCCTATACGGGCTACTCTTAAATTGCTTTCCGCTATTTCCTCGGGGGTGTAAAGCTCCTGCTCCACTTCGCTCCAGTTTCTACCAATAGCGGGGTTATCTGTTTGTACCTGCATCTCCGCGTCGTATCCCATCAACCATAGAGGGCTTACGCGGAAACATCGTGCTATGTGTTCAATCGTCCCGTAGGACGGGGTCAGTCCCAGCTCGTACCGCTGCCAGGCTTCCTGCGGCACAATGGTCATGTTGCTCATATCCTCATAGGTGAATTGGTGCATCTTCCGAAGCTCACGAACCCGGTATGAGAAGGTACTAACTTTCATAGTGGTTCTCCTTTAGAAGTAGTAAGAGGTTTATACCTACTACTACAAATAGAACAGGAACAGATACAGATGTATCCATAGGGTATCCATACGGTATGCATACGGTATAGATACGGTATCCATACGGTATCAAAACGGCCTTTTAGGGGTACTTATCCCCAGAGTTATCCCCAAGTTATCCACAATGGCAAGTTATCCACAGGTTTACCAAGTTATCCACAAGCACTTGGTTTTACGAAGAGATAGGCTCTTCAAAGGTTGTGAAGGTGGTGATAGAGCAGTAGATCGGTTACTTCGTCCCTGAACTTATCCGATTTGATCTTCTTGGCAACGTCCTCTGCTGCCTTTCTAAACTTCTCGGATGTGGTCCAGTTGTACTTGCACCAATTCCGCACGAACACCTCTTGCGTGTCCTCGTCGTACTCGATAACTCGGTGGACGCGGATCAACCTGTCCAGGATCGCGGCAACCGCGTCCACCGTGTAGCCAAGGTCTCGGGAAATCTGCTTGCGGCTTATCTCGTAGCACCCTACAATGTTTGTGTGAGGGTTGGTGAGAAGGTAAATGAATGTGTACTTGTCCTCTGGGGAAAACGTGTCTGAAACCTTGGTATCCGTCCAGAAGGACAGGTGAACAGTTCTATAGGTAGCCATGGTCAAAAGGGCAGGTCGTCGTCGCCCAGGTCAAGGCCGTCATCGTATGTGGTGGGAACCGACTTCGGCAGGTGGGCGTAGGGGTCGGCGGGTTGGTGAGGTCGGTTCTCTTCGGATCCTTTGATCCTGCTTAAAAACTTGACTTCCTGCGCTATGACTTCGGTGACGAATACACGCTTGCCGTCCTTGCCCTCATAATTGCGGGTCTGGATGGAGCCGCTGACGGCAACCTGACTTCCCTTCTGCAAAAACTTGGCGCATGATTCCGCGAGTTCACGCCATACTACGATCGGGATGAAGTCCGCTTCTCGCTTGCCGTCTGCACCCGCCGGGCCACGGCGGGAGATGGCGATAGAGAAGCTGCAAACGGAGGTTCCGGTTCCGGTGGTTGTGCGCAGTTCCGGGTCGCGGGTGAGGTTGCCGATTAGGAATACCTTGTTCATGCTATATCCTTTCTAACGCTCCAGATTCCTCTATAACGAGCATTGTCTTTATGCCTGTCCATCCGCTTCCGGCACATCTGCGACGGTGAAGTCGTCGGACACGATGCCGTCCTGCACTTCTTCCTCGGCTATGGCCTGGGCGAGCTTGAGGGTTTCGGAATCGCCTTCGCGGTAGTCGATGGACATGAGGCCATAATGACCGATCAGGCGGCGAATGACGGTTTTCTTCGCCATGGCATCCCAATCGTCACGCCATCCCTTGCCCATGTAATCGCCCTTGCGGTTCTTCTTCTCATGGGTATCGACTTCTTTCTTGGACATGTAGATGGTCTTTTCGGCCCCGTTCTTGAGGCGGAAGTACCCGGCATAGCCAATGATCGGAAGGGTTTCGCGCTTCTCTTCGTCCTCTTCCCATTGAAATTCCGCGTCACCCGTCAGGCGGTTATAGGAAACGAGTTCCCCCTCCCGAACGTCCACAGCATCCGGTACGCGGGCATAGGCTCCGGTGCGAAGGGAAAGCTGCACCATGCCCTTGTATCCAAGAAGGAAGTTTGCCTCCGTGACATTCTTCTTGCGGTTCTTGAATGCCACGATGTAGGCATAACCAAGGGAAGGATCAATCGGCAGGTCGTAGATAGCGGCTTTCAAGGCGGCTTGCACGACGGTCATAGGGGCTTCCCGCATGGCCTGCTGTAGGCTGGGTTCCGAATTGACAAGGGAAACGATTGAAGAAAGATACTGCGGGGCGCGCTTGCCCAGGAGTTCCTCAAAGCGGGAGCGCATTTTCTCTCCGTCCAGGATGGAGTTCAGAAGGGCGTTGATGGACTGACTGTCCCGGTTCTGGATTTTCTCTTGCTGTTTCTGGATGATTTGCTGTTGCATGGTTCCTCCTAAAACGCTGATAGTTTGTTATTGCGCTCTTCGACTTGTGCCAACTGATAACGGGAATAGATGGTGTGGAAAACGAAGGAGAGGGCTTGCAGGTATCCTTCGTTGTCGCTACGGCGGATAAGGGCATAGGCGCGGCCTACGACTGTATCCCCCTTGGTGACAGTGGCACAGATCGTCTTTCCGTCTACCTTGGAGACTTCCACTCCGTACTGCTCCGGGGCGAGGTAGTTAATGGCCTTTCCGGGCCTGTCGCAGATGATCGGAGGGCGGGATGGCTTGGCGTTGAGCGCGGTGGCCTTGAAAGCGGCATCCGCGAATTTCTGATCTTCGTCCACTTCATCCCAGGCGCGGGCGATGGAATCCACATCCTCGGAAATGGGCTTGCAGACGGACAAATCTGGAGCGGAAGGAAGGAAACGCTCTGAGTTTTCGCCCATCAGTTCACACAGGGAATTGAAAGCGGATTCGTCCATCTTCCCCTTTGCCTGGACATAATTTAGGTAGGCGGGACTTCTGTCGATTTGCGCCATGATCTTGCTGATGGTCTTGCCGTTGTCTGCGGCGAACTGCTTAACGTGGTTATAGAGGGCCTGTCCGTTGACGGTGATGGTGCTTTTCATGCGTGATTCTCCTTTGAATTTAGTCTAAAAGTTCTGGAAGTGGTGACTTTGAAATACTTGTCCGGTATCATGCCGTGATCCAGTTCGTAGGCTTCGCGCTGGAACGTTCTGCGCTGCTGGGGTGACCAAGAAATTTTGAAAGAGCCATAGATACCGGATACGGCGTTCCCCATGGTCGCCATAATGGATGCCTTGTGAGTGTCGCGGATTTTTGTCAATTCCTTGATCTGGTCGTCCAGCTGCTTGAACATATAGAGGGAACCGGAAACGGGGGACAGGTCGATGGTTTCTTTATCTCCTCCGGGATACACCTGCGCGAGGGCTTCCTGCGTGGCTGGGATGCCGTCTACGGGCGGGGGCGTGTCCTTCTGGATATGGTCATACAGGTCGGCCTCTGCCTTGGCTAAGGCGGCAATCTCGGCATCGTCGCGTGTGATCTCCCATATGCGGAACTCGTTGTTCATGATTAGGGCGGCGAGGTACATCTTTTCAAAGCCGCAAACCATCATGTAGTGCACGCATTGGGCATACCAGCGTTCGGGATATTCGCCTGCGTTGAACTTGCGAAGGTTCGGGATGGACGAGGTTGTCTTTACTTCCAAGCCGGCGTTCTCTCCGACGATCTTTCGGTCGATGTTTGCAATCGCGAAGGGGTAATCATCGTTTACATAGGAGAAGTTGGAACGAACAACCTTCTTTCCGGTTTCGTCGGTGAACATGGTGGCGACGAGGTTTTCCAGGTAGGAACCTACCTTGGTAGCCGTGTTCCCTTCAAACGGAGGAACCTTCCCGGTTTTCTCTGCCCATACGCTGTAAGGGGAGGCGTAGGGGTTCAGGCCCAGGACGGCGCCGGCATCGGAACCTCCGATATACTTCTGACGGAGGGCAAGCCATTCTTCATGGGTGGCATAGGGGAGTTTTTGGATGGACATTGATTGCCTCTTTCTGGTCGGATTATTCTGCTTCGAGGTATTTCACTCGGATGTATAGCTCCTCCGCCTTGGACAGCGGGGCGTGATAGAAACCGTATGTGTTGTTGCTGCTGAGATTCGCTACCTGCTGTAGCACCTTGTCCATGTTGAGGCCTGTGTCCAGGACGCGGTTTAGCTTCGCGATACACTCTGTAGCGTCGTAAGCTCCGCACGCTTCGTACTGAAAATCAAATGCCCCGCAGGAAAATGTGACGGTGTACTTTTTCATATCTCTCCTTTCAAACTACTTCGTTTTCGTACATGTGGCGGGCCAAGTCAGCGACGCGCCATCTCTTGATCTTTCCAACCATCTGCGCCGGAACGCCTTCCAGGTACTTTGCAATGGTTTCACGGTTTTCAAGTCCGAGTTCGCGGCCTACCTCCGCGAGGTTTAACGCGCCATCATAGCGGCTCCGCAGGTCGTCTGCAATTTCTCGTTCCCTGTCCGGGATTTTCCGGGCGGGCATGTCTTAGGCTCCTTTCTCTTCCAAGAAGTAGTTCACGAAGTAGCTCTGGCCTTTACCCGAGACTTTCACCGTCCGGGATACGGTCACGTGACCGTCCGAATGGGTGATTGCGGTTTCTTTGACCTTGAATAGGCCGAGTTCCATTGCCCGCTGCGTCGGCGCGTTGTAGTCGCTGCCCTTGCGCTTGATTAGGTATCCGTCCTGCCGGAGGCGTTCGAAAAGTCGGTTCTGCCCGATCTGGATTCCGTTGCCCCGGAGAATCTTGGCGAGTTCGCCAATGAGGATCGTGGATTCGCTTGCGGATACTGCGTCCGCGAATAGCACCTTGGGCCTGTCCTCTGCCGCCTGGAGCTGGAGCTGCTCCTTTTCCTTGCGTTCGTCCCGCAGGGCTGTCAGGAGTTTGATCCATGCATCCGGGTCGTTCATGAGCTGTTCGAGCTTGTCCGTGGTCATGTACGCGCCGTGCTTGCGGAGGGAGGGGAGGACTTCGTGAGTGATCCAGCGTTTGAAGGACTTGGCTTCGGGCTTGCGGGATAGGAGAATCACGCTGTATAGGCCGCTCTCACTGACTACGGTCAGCTCTTGATTTCCTCCAAGGGTGTCGATAGTACCGACCCCCTTTTCATCGTCATCGAGCCTTGCGGTAACATCCCGGCTGTTCCCGATCTCGAGGATTTCGCACACATCTTTCAGCACCCACCAGGTGGAACCGTCCTTTTCGACGGTGCGGACATCTTTTCCATCATAGGAAAATATCTGGAGTTCGTTCATGGGTTCCTTTCTGCCCACTTCTGGGCATGTCAGCGGAAAAAAAATTCGACAATCTCTTTGTCTGATGTGATGCCCAGAACTTCGCAAACGTTTTGAATTTCGTCAAGATACCATCTGCTCCGTCCTTGCATCCTCCGATATAGGCTTTGCTCCGACATTCCGATAAGAGGGGCGAGTTTACGGACATTTAATCCGTTTTCCGCGATTTTGCCGCGGAGTTTGCTCTTGTTCATTGGCTCTCCTTCCTGCTCACTTCTGGGCAATTTCATCATATCATGCATATTATAGCATGTCAACAACATTTATAGAAAAATTTGTAAATTATTGTAATTCATATTGCAAATCTGGGCAAGGAATGATAATGTAATCAAAAGGGGGTCGCGATACACGTAGCCCTTACGTTTAGAAGAAATAATTGAATTAAGCCAAAAAGAAAGGATCGCAAAATGAGAAATTTAACGGAAAGGGTATCTCAAAGAATAGATACGCTTGCCAAAGCGGCGGGCCTGTCGGACGCGGAACTTTCAAAGCTGACGGGGATTCCACGCTCGTCTATTCAAAGGTATCGTTCTGGTTATACAAAGAAGATTCCCCTCGACCATGTTCCGCTGATTGCTGCCGCCTTGCATACCACGGCAGAGGCTCTTCTCGGGTGGGACGGGACGGCTGATCAGCTCGATCGGGTGGTTACCGGACTGACCAGCCTTGACAAGGAAATAATTACCCGTCTTGCTCGGTTGTCAACGGAGGACTGGAAGAAGGTTGATTCGTTTGTTCAAGGGATTTTAGCATCTCGTTAAAGGCTTCTTTTTCCGCGCCTTTAAGCAACAATAGAATGACCAGCGTTCGTTCGTTGTTAGTGTGACGGCATGAGCACCTCCACGTATTTTATCAGCGAAGTTATGATATTCCAAAATCCGACAATATGCAACAAAAAAGGCATAATAAAATATTTTCGTAATAATTTATGTATGCTTTACGCAAACAGGGCAATATGGCGAAAGGCAATACGGAAATATATGCAGAGTGACGGGAAGAATCGCGGGAAGAACCTAAGGGGGAGAAGATGAATATAATTGAAAAACTTCAAATGCCCATGAATGCATATGAATTTAGGCTCATCTCAATTTCTATGACCTTGGAAGAGTGGATAGCACTTTACTTGGTTATAATATTTGCGGTATTTGTGCTTGTTGTATGGTTTATATTACAGTGGTTATGCCCAAAGCTACTATACGGGTTCGATAATATCCTTGAGTTTGGCGCGTTTATGTTTATTGTTTTCGTTTGTATACCACTGATCATAGCTTTTATAGCGTATGCGTACTCGTGCTCGTTGGCAATTGGAATTTGTACAAACATAGGTTTGCCTATCTTTTTGGACTTTCTATTTGGATTCAGCGGAATCCGTTGGATCGTCGGGAAGATAAGGAAACATCATGAAAATCCCAACCGCTAAGAAACTACCCTCCGGCTCCTGGAACTGCTACCTGCGCATTGGTGGGCAGCAGATTAGCGTCACAGAGGCAACGGAAGAGTTATGCATAGCAAAGGCTATGGCGTACAAGGCCGGGCTGATAAAGGCAAAGAAAGCGCCTGAGAGCATAACGCTACGGGAGGCTTGTACGCGGTACATCGACGGTCGAAGGGCGCGAAGATCGCCGACAACGATCCAGGGATATGAAAAAATTCGGAAATACTATTTGCAGGGCATCATGGATAAGAAGCTGGACAAGCTGACCAGCTCCATGATTGACCGTGCCATCGAAGCCGAATGCGCCCGCACTTCAAACAGAGGAAGGCCTATATCGCCGAAAACGGTTCACAACGCGTACCTCTTCATTGCCTCCGTGCTGCGCCAGTATGCGCCTGATCTTGAGCGGTCTGTTGGGTTGCCGGAGGTCAAGCGCAAGATTCCGCAGATGATACCGATTGAGGTTCTTTTACCAGTCATAAAAGGGACATCGATAGAGCTTCCTTGTTTGTTAGCGGCTTGGCTGTCCTTGTCCATGTCAGAGATACGCGGCCTCACGAAGAGCAAAAGCATAAGATACGGAAAGCTGTATGTCGTGGAAACGGTGGTTGACATCAAGGGGAAGCCCATTAAAAAAGAAGGCGGCAAAGAAGAAGAGCGAACGAGGGCCTTTGATATACCGCCATATATCCAAGAACTTATTGACCGCGTTGACGGCGATGTGCTTGTCCCGGAATCCGGGGCAGTCATTTACAATCGGTTTGTGCGCTTGCTGAAAAAGGCAGGGCTGCCGCATATGCCATTCCACGGCCTGCGGCATTTGAATGCATCAGTTATGGCGATGCTGGGCATAGACGCAAAAACCGCTCAGGAGCGCGGAGGGTGGAAAACAGACAGGACAATGAAAGAGGTCTATACCCATACTTTCGACGCGCAGAGATCGGCTGCAGATCAGAAGATCAATGCCTATTTTCAGAGCGTTATCCAACCAAATGCAGATGAAAATGCAGATGCATAATGAATTATCCCGTATTAAAGCCATCAAAGAACGCTATTACGTGGGTTCAAGTCCCACCACCGGCACCAAACAAACCGCCTTATGCAGGCGGTTTTTTCATATCAATTATGCCGATTTCACGGGGAAAATAAACAGGAAGGGCATGGATATGGATGCATAAAATGCGCGGAATCACTGTACAAAATAGTACGCGCTGTAATGCGATTTTGCAGACGGAAATGCAGATGAAAAAGGAGCCCGTCAAGGCTCCTTGTCCAGCAGCTTCCACCAGTCTATTCCCAGGGCTTTGCCGATTGCCTGAGCAAGTTTTGGGGATAGGCCATGGGTTCCAAGTTCGACGTGAGCAATGTGGGAAGTGGTGCACCCGACCAGTTTTGCAAGTTGCCCTTGAGATAGGCCTGCAGCAAGGCGGGCGGCGCGGAGGGTGTTATTCATGCGGTCGCTCTTCAATTCTCCAGTCTTTCGGATTGCGCTGGGAGTTTATGATCTCTTGCAATGGTGCCTTGTCATCACAAATGGCATATTGCTTCCAACGATAAGATTGACACGTTCGGTTTTTGGTGAGAGGTTCCGGAACAATAAATAATTGCTTATATTCAAGAACAAACAAATCAGGCCTTTCTCCCCGCCATAACGCGGGCGGGGTGCGCGGGTGCACTGGTCAATCATAAGGATGAGGGCTATGCATTCTGATACGGGATAAACTCTTCTATTCCTTTGATGATGGAAAAGGATGCTTTAAGCATATAGTGAGTCTCTTTCTTCTGATAAGATCGGATCATGTCTATTGCTGCCTCCCGGGTGGATGTACTGCCCAGAATGGCGCCGTCTTTGAAAACGTGGTATCGGATCATCGCTTTGCCTTTCTCCCGGTCATAGAGCGGGCCGGGACGCTGATTTGGCTTAGATCGCCATCGCCTTGCTGTCGTCTTTTATCATCCGGCTCCCGTAGGTTTCGCGGATACGATCCATCGGTGTGTTGCCTCTGCGCTTGCCTCTTTCATAGGACGGTCTCCAGTACCACATGCCTTTCTTGGGGGCCCAGGAGCATCCTGCCGCTTTCAGCGCGTCCTTGTGGTCTTTGGTGTCGCCGCTTATCCAAATCCAGCAGCCGCACAATTCAGCGGTTATGCCGCGCATCCTGATAAGCTGGTCGATAATGCGGATGAACTCGGCGGCGGTTTCATTGGCGTAAGGGTTCCAGCTGGAGCCGTCCTCATGGTGGAAATTAGTTTCGCCCGCGTTCTTCATGCGCTCGAATGTCTCTTCATACTCGGTATTGATCTCCTGCATGATATACAGGTTCCCGCCGTGGTCGGGGTGGTGCTTGATTGCCAGCGCGTGATAGGCCGCTTTGAGTTCTTCGATGGTTTTGCAGTTCTGAAAGTACATCTTGTCCGCCTTTCTTGATCTTGTGCGGCGGATGTTATATAATAACCTCGCCGCATGGTTGCTTGCTTGCCCGCTTGCTTCCCCTGTGGTTGCCTCGGATGGTTCCAGCCGTCCGGGGTCTTTTTATGTGTCCATCTTACCATGACATTGACTAATAAGCAATAGTTAAAATACACAAAAATCAACGGCAGTATAAACAAAACGCGTCACAAGATGATGGTGGGTACAAAATATCATAAATATGGGGCATAAACCTTGCAAAAAATCCGATTATGCGCTATATGTAGTAATGACGGCGGCTGATGCCCTTTCCCTTTTGCAGATGGATCGGAGGTTATATGCTCTCACTTAAGGACAAGCAGAGATTCGCCCGGATGCTTGACTACGATATGACACCTCAGCAGATATACGACAGGCACATAGACGAGCTCGGGCCAATCTACTGCGATTTCAGGAGCTTTGCACGGCAGCTGAGGAAATGGCGGCAGAGGGCTTTCCTGGACGAGGAGATTGTAGACGGGGCAAAAATAGACGGCAGCTTCTTTGTTCACGACGCCACAGTGCAGGTCAACGGGCGCGGGGAAGTCACGCAAGCCTGGATCAAGCAGAAGGCTTCCGATCTCCGGTGGGAGGAAATGCTGACCACGATACGGGAGGAGGTAAAGCCTGTATTTGTGGAGCCAGTGACAAAGGAACACCCGGAGGGTATGCTTGAGATTCCCCTATTTGATATGCACTTCGGGATTGCTGATTATGACTACTATACAAGCACATTGAACGCGGTTATCCAGATCATCAAGCGGCGGGCACGGAAACAGGTCAATATTCTTTTAGGTCAAGATTTGTTTCATAACGACGATTTCAGGGGGCGCACATCCAGCGGGAGGCAGATCGAGCAGGTGGACATGCCGAAAGCCTGGCGGGATGCGCGTCTATTTATGTTTGCCGTGATTACTGCGTGTCTGCAATACTGCCCGGAGGATACACGACTTTGGTACACGATGGGCAACCACGACGAGAGCTTCTGCTGGGCGTTTGTCCAGATGATTAAAGTTGCCTTCCCGGCTTTGCATGTGGATGATTCCACGAAGCGCCGCAAATGCATCAGTTGGGAGGGCTGTTTTATCGGGTTTGAGCATGGGAACGAGACAAAGAGCGCCAACAACGACATTCGCGGGGCGTTTACGATAAAATTCCCGCTTGAATTTGCTAATGCGCAGGTGAGGGAAATCCATTGCGGGCATCTGCATCATGAGCGCGAAGCTGATGTATACGGGGTTATGATAAGGCGGCTTTCCTCCGGGAATAAAGAGGACAGTTGGAGCGACAAAGAAGGATTCATTGGGGCGCACAAGAGGTTTACCCTGTTTGAGTGGGAGCCTGGGCGATTGAGGGCGATACACTATGTATAGGGGGCGCGAGGATGCCATTAGGTGAGCGGGATCAGTATGTCCTATGCCCCTACTACAAGCGAGACGCGCCCTGCGGTGTGTCATGCGAGGGGCCTGCAGAGGGTACAAGCACGACCATACATTTTCAGAGCCGGGAAACCAAGTTGCAGTATATGGCGGTGTATTGTGAGGACAACTATCCGGCCTGCATGGTGTGCAAAATGTTGGATGCAAAGTACGAGCTGGATATAGCGTATAAAGGGGATAGATATATATAAATATATATCTACCCCTTATATACGCTACTTGCGGTGGTCTTACGGGCGGGCTGTTTGGCGTGGTATGATGGCCTAAAATGAGGGGGTGCGCGGTATGGCGAAGGGGAGATATGCCGAATGGATGGAGCCTGACAACATCCTTCGTCTGCAAGCGTGGGCACGTGATGGCTTGACCGATGAACAAATCGCGCACAATATAGGTATTCATGTAGCCACATTGTACACGTGGAAAAACGATCACAGCGAAATACGCGAGGCCTTAAAAAGGGGGAAGGAAGTTGTTGACATCGAGGTCGAGAACGCCCTTTTTCGCCGCGCTATGGGCTATAGATACGACGAGATTACAAAGGAGGTAGTCGCGGACAAGGAGGCGGGCACGTCTTATTTGGCGGTTACGAAGGTAGTCACAAAAGAGGTACTGCCTGATGTGACTGCGCAAATATTCTGGCTCAAGAACCGCAAGCCCGCTGAGTGGCGGGATAAGATACCCGAGGCACCGGATAAAGAGGATGGCGGCGGCGTGGTGATAATGCCTCCGGTGGATGGAGAGGACGCACAACAGCAGGAGGCAAGAACATGAGCAAGCCGCGCTTTGATCGATCTGTTGTCTGCATGTATGAACCTGGGCCACGCGAATATGCGGAGCTAATGCGCCTATTGGCTCGAGAGTTTCTATCGGATGGTGCGTCGTTTGTACACATGAAGATCAAGACGAAGCGTTTTGTGCCGGAATGCGGGCCTGTAAGCGCATTGTGGCGCATCAAGGCGCATTTCGATGTCAAGGACGCTGACGGAAACATTTTGGAGCCTTGCCCGGATGTGGCGGGGATGTTGTATTGCCAATGAGTAACCAGCTTATCGTATGGCAACCTCAGCCCCGGCAGGCGGATTTCATGCGCAGGCCGGAGTATGAGGCGTTATATGGTGGAGCGGCAGGCGGGGGCAAGTCGGACGCTTTGCTTGCGGAGGCTTTGCGGCAGGTGCATATCCCACATTATCGAGGATTGATCCTGCGCAAGACCTTCCCTCAGTTGATGGAGTTGATTGACCGGAGCCGCCGCTTGTATGGCGCGTCACACAGGGGGGCTACATACAACAGCACAAGCCATGTGTGGACCTTCCCGAGCGGGGCAAAGATTCGCTTTGGAGCCATGCAGCATGAGGGGGATCGTACGCAGTACCAAGGACAGCAGTATGACTACATCGCTTTTGACGAGTTGACACACTTCACATGGGCAGAGTATTCGTACATGTTCTCCCGCAACCGCGCTTCTGGGCCAGGGACGAGGGTATACATGAGAGCCGCCACAAACCCCGGAGGCGTGGGGCATGGGTGGGTTAAGGATCGTTTTATCACTCCAGCACCGCCGCTTACGCCTATATCGGAGGAGATGGAGGTGGAACAGCCGGACGGGCAAGTCCTCAAGATGCTGCGCACAAGGGTTTTTGTCCCTTCGACGGTGTTTGACAACCCGGCATTGCTGGGACGAGATCAACATTACCTTGCGTCCATGATGATGCTGCCCGAGGCGGAGCGGAATGCCCTTCTTTATGGCTCCTGGGACAGCTTCTCCGGGCAGGTGTTCCGGGAGTGGCGCAATGACCCGGATCATTACAAGGACAGGCTCTGGACGCATGTGGTTGCGCCCTTCAATCCGCCGATGCATTGGAAATGCTGGCGCGGCTTCGATTGGGGCTATGCTAAGCCGTTTTCCGTGGGCTGGTATGTGGCGGACGAGCGGGGCAAGGTGTACCGCATACGCGAGTATTACGGATGCACCGACACACCGAACACGGGCGTACAGATGGACGCGGCAGAGATTGCGGCGCATATCCGCGAAATCGAGACGCAAGAGCCGTTGCTCAAAGGACGCGATATTACAGGCGTAGCAGACCCGTCTATATTTGACGAGAGCAGAGGGGCATCTATCGCGTCCCTTATGTCACGTCATCCGTCCTATGTGATATGGCATAAGGGCGACAACCACCGTTTGGCAGGCAAAGCACAGTATCACTACAGGATGGCCTTTGACAAGGACGGGGAAACGATGTTCCAGGTGTTCTCTACGTGCAGGCATTTCATACGGACGATCCCGGCGCTTGTATACGACGAGAAGCAGGTGGAGGACATCGACACAGCGCAGGAAGATCACATTTACGACGAATGCCGATATGTGCTGATGGAAAGCCCGATCAGCCCGAGGCAGAACGTGGTGGAGAAAATACCGACATTTGACCCGCTCGATCAGTACGCAGACCGCCGCAAAAGACGCGGCATAAGGGTGTAGGAGGTACACATGAGGATTCATATCGCTATCATTCCCGGTGTTGTTGGCAACAAGATCGAACTATCGGCGCAGGAACTGCAATCATTACTGGAGAATTCCTTTTGCAAAGGATGGGACGATGGGTATGCGCAGGGGCATGCGGACGGATACAACAGGAATGCGGGCATAGCAACGGCGCCGCGTTCTGAAGATTGCGATGGCGGCAACGACGAATTACCGCAGCCCAAAGTCATGTTTTTTTAGGCGTTGCGCATGGGCGAATTTCTGATGATCGATATTCCCACCGTATCGAAGGAAGAAAAGACGGCGGATTTAATCGTAAAATTCTTCGGCACAAATTATATCCGCATATATTGCGGGGCATGTGGATGGGAGTATGAAGCCGACGAAAACGGGGATTTGACGCCTATAAAGCATTGCCCAAAATGCGGCGTAAAGATACGGATGTAGGAGGCTATATGGATCAGATATTGGGACGCATATTCCCCGGCAGGAAGGCTGCCACAAGGCCGGAGATGGGCGCAGAACCTTCTCCGGGTGCAATGCCGGAGCCTGCTCCTGCCCCCTTCATCCCGCGCATAGGCAGGCAGGAGATACTTGACGCTACTGCCATCCTGCAAAAGTACAAAGGCGGCAAGGCGAACCTTGAGAACCGCATCAAATCCTCCGAAAACTGGTGGAAACTGCGGCATTGGGACGAGATCGCGCCTACGAATGAGTATGATCGGCAGAATGCAAGCGCGTGGCTGCTGAATGTCATCGTGGGCAAGCATGCAGATGCAATCGAGGCATACCCGGAACCCAACGTTTTGCCCCGCGAAGAGGCAGACAAGCAGGAAGCAGAGACACTGACGAGCATTCTTCCTGTAGTTCTCAAGCAAAATGATTTTGAAGAGACATACAGCGACGCA